ACATCACTGCTGTACCGGCCAACACAACAACAGAGTACGTTCGCGTAAATGTAACTTTTGGCCTTACCAACGAAGCAACGCTAACGAGCAGCGTGGACAACGCCCGTGGTGCGGTTGTGATCCGTGTATTTACAGAAAAGGGTAAAGGCCCTGCCCGCAATCAAACGCTGCTAACGACTGCCGTTAGCGTATTGGAGACGTTGAACAATACGGCCAAAACAAACAGCGGTGTGTTTTTCCGTGTTGGCGACATTAACGGACCAACGTTTTCAGCTACTGAAGACGCTCCAATGTTTATGGGGCGGATAGACACAGGGTATGTGGCAACAGTGATCTCTTGACAGCTTTGCGCTAACCTGTCTTTAGCCGGGCTGTGCCCGTAGAAACCCCTATTCTCTGGTACGCCCAATGGCCGCCACCGTTCTATCCGGCACTTCAGGTGCTTTGTACTACAAGCCTGCTGGCACTTTAGGCCAGTTTGGTGAAAGTGACGTTACTGTTGCTTCTGACACTTTTACAGTTGCAACTTACCTTAATTTTAAGGTAGGTGATGCTGTCAAATTCAGTGTAGTTAACACTACTACAGGAGCAGCAGGCTCTGGCACTTTGCCTGCAGGCATCACTGCTGGAACGGTTTATTACGTGATTGCTTATGCGGCAAGCACAGGCGTAATGCAGGTTTCTGCAACGTCAGGCGGTTCTACGATTACGATTACAGACGACGGCACTGCTGTCGCTCCAAACAAATTTCAAGTTGAATTTTCAGCTTTTTCAGCTGTTGGGCAAGTTCGCGAATGGAATTTTGAGATCACACGTGACGAAATTGACGTCACAACGATTGGTGCTACCCCTGGGCAGTACGTTCCATTCAAAACGTTCATTGCAGGCTTTGCCGATGGTTCAGGAAGTGCAACCGTGTACTTCACTGACACTGACGATGCACTAGGCAACCGTATGGTTGAGGACGTACTGCAACGTGTTCAAACTGGTTGTAAGTTCAAGCTTTATACCGATCAGGTATTTAGCGGCGGCAGCCTTAACGACACACTGAGTCGTTCTATTGAGTTTGAAGCAAACTTGACTACAGCAAGCTTGGCTATCAACCCTGATGATGCCCAGTCTGTTGAAATTAACTTCCGTCCCACCACAACGCCAACCTTCGACTTTGCTAAGTCGTAGTTCACGATTAAAACAAGAAAAGCCCTGGTTTGTCCGGGGCTTTTTTTAATGTGCTGCTACAGTAATTGGATACACAATCATTTGTATGGCCGGTACATCTTCATTGCGAGCAATTGATCGTCTTCGTAAAGCTGCAAACTTAGAGCCCACAAAAAAAGTGGTGACGTTGTCAGACGATACAGAATTTGAGATGTATGTGACACCTTTGACAATGGCTGAGCGTGAGCGTGCTCAACGGCAGGCTAAGTCTGATGATGCCAACGCTTTTGCTTTGCAGCTGTTAATTGCCAAGGCACAGGATGCCAACGGTCAAAAGCTGTTTAACGCAGGCGAGATTGATGTGCTGAAAAACGAAGTTAAAGACAAAGACCTGCAAGCTTTGATGCTTGGCATTCTTACCGAAGACGAAGCCGCTGAAATGGACCCAAAATCCTAAGCGCTGAGCTTCGGAAGGACAACTGGCTCATGCTGCAATTTGGCGTTGCTAAGGAGCTTGGCATGAGCTTGTCAGAGGTTCGCGCCACGATGACCCCAGAAGAATTGATTGGTTGGAGCGCTTATTTCAACGTAATCAACGAGGAGCAGCAGAAGGAAATGGATAAGGCGCGTCGTAGACGCTAAAGTAGTGAAACGAACGTGCCGGTCCAGTTGTGGCTTACAGAGCTGAAATTGAGATCGGCGTAAAGGGCGTAAAGCAACTTAATAATTTTCAAGCTCAGCTTGAGCGTCTGTCTAATGAAGTAGACAGGGTAAATAAAAAAAAATTTACTGTAGCGAATTTAAGTTCTTACAGTGAAGCCCTAAGGAGAGCAAACGAAACTTTAAGTCAAACTGAAATAGAAACTAACAAGGCTGGTAAAGCAACTGGTCTGTACGAAAAAAACTTAAACAGTTTTGTTACAGCGTTACTTGCCTCTAAAGACGCTCAAGAGTTAAATAATAAATTAGTCCAAGATGAAATACAAAAACGTGGTGCAGCAACTCAAGCTTTAAAGGCTTATAACGCTGAACTTGCCGCTCCAACGAAACGTGGAACACAAACAACAATGTCTGGCGCATACTTGCGCGGGCAGCCTAGTTTAACTCCTGCACTTCCTCCAGATTTTAATGCAGTTGCTGCTGCAGCAAGAACAAGAGCATCAAGTCTTGCTCAAGTATCTATACAAGCTGGCAAAGCAGCGCAAGCAAATGCAATTTCTCAGCGCAAAACTCAAGAGATAAGACAAAATTTAGCAGGAGCAAGATTAAGTTTAGAAGGGATGGTTGCTGCCAATAAAAATATGCTGCCTATTTTGCAGCAAGCCGTAGAACTAGCCGAAAAACAACTTAGGATTTCCAAGCAAGGCGCATTAGTTGCCGGAAGGTTTAGTCCGGTACAGGGTGATGCAAATACTCCTGGAAGTCCTTTATTTTTAGAAGCTCAACGTGAGCGTCGGAAAAACGCACTGAGCAATGCTCTGATTGGTGGAGCATTTCCTCTGTTATTTGGACAAGGAGGAGGCGCTGCAATAGGCGGCGCACTAGGAGGTGGTGCGGGCGGTTTAGCAGGCGGCCAATTTGGCTTTGCGTTATCGCTTGTAGGCACGCAAATTGGTGCGTTTGTTGATCAAGTTGTTTCTGGCGCTGCAAATTTAGGGCAAGCGTTAAATGTTCTTACCGCTGATATAGATGCTGTTATTGCGGCATCAGGCAAGTCAAATACTGCCTTTGCAGCAAACGTAAAAGCGCTTGAGGAAGCTGGTTTAAAAAATACAGCGCTTGAATTAGCGACTCAACAGCTTGCTCTTGCTGTTGGAGGGCAAGGCGTTTCAGCTTTAAAAGAATTTGGCAGTGATACTCAAGAGTTGTCTAGGTCTTTTGCAACGTCTATGAGTTTAATGCAGTCTGCAGTTGCAAATGTAATTAATTCTATAGGGATTTTAAAAGGCATTGCTGCAGGCCTTGAGAGCTTTGTTGTTTTTCAACAAGCAAAACGCACGCAGGGTGAAGACCCTGTTTTAAAGGAACTTTTTGAAGAAAGAAAAACAGCGCGAAGTGCAGCAGCTATTGCTAATCCGTTTGGCGTAAGAACTAGGGGAGAGGTTGATGCAGATATTATTAATAGAAGAAAAAAATTAAACTTAGACGAGGCTAAAAACATTCTTGGCTTAACTACGCTAGCGCTGCTTAGAAAGAAAAATTTAGACGAAAGCAAACGTCAACTAAGTAATCAACAGCAATTCCAAAGTGTTGAACAAACTACCTCTAAAATATTAGATCAGCAAACTCAAGCTCAACAAGCTAAGGCTAGATTTGACGAGCAAAGAAACAATATAGTTTTAAACTATGAAAAGGGTTTAGCAAACCTTCGTCGCAGCGTAGAAAATCAAGTCTCAGGTCTTCGTCTGCAGAACCTTAAAAAAGCTAATCAGCTTGAAGATCAAAGAGCTAGTAACGCTTTAGCGCAATTAAAAAATCAGCAAGCAGCTTCGCAGCTGTTTAATTTTTCTGCAGGAGCAAGCAACCCGCTCCTTCAGAAAGAGGCTGAAACACTCAAGGCAGCATCTGACGCTTATCAACTTAAAATTGTTGAAACAGAGCAGCAACGAGCAAAACTTGAGAAAGATTCTGCTTTAACTGTAGAAAGCATACAGTTACGAGCTGATAAATTTAAATTAGACGTTGCGCGACAGTCCGCAGAACTTGCGTTAAACGCTCAAAACCAAATAAACAAGATTAATAAAAATATTCTGGAGCGAAACGCTAAATTCACTGTTGAAAAATTTAACATAGAAAAAACTCTTGCCAGCCTTCGTCTTCAGGTTTTGAGACGCGAGCTTGAGTTTGAAAATCAGAAGTTACAAGATCAGGCAAAAACCGCTAAAGGAGACGAATTAAGAGCTTTAGAAAAGCAGAGTTCGGCAATTGGCAATCTTGATCAAGATTTAGTTAACAGCATACAAGCACTAGACCAAGTGGAAGCTCCTTCTTCTATAAACGAAGTTGCTGGCATTGAAAAAGCTAGTGTAAGTCTTGTTGAATACAACCGTTTAACAGGAGAAAGCATTGCTCTTCAAGAAAAATTTGGCAAGGCTCGCTTAGAAGCATTGAATTTGGCTCTTGAGGCTGAAGGAATTAAATCTTTGACAGCTGCTTCAGACTTACTGAAAAACCTTCAAATTGAAGTTGTCAATGGTTTGGCTCAACAAACTATTGAGCAAGAAAAGTCTTTGCGTATCACTGAGCTTACGCGCCAACTTGGCAGCAAAGCTATAGCGGAAGAAATTGCAGGAATAGAATTTAGCACAAAGGCTCAAATGGCTAAACTAGATTTAGTAGCAAGTTTCTTGGAGATAGACCGAGCCAGATTAGAGTTGAAGCGACAAGATATTGGATTAACAGATCAAGAAATAGCTCAACTTGAACGCATTACAGAGTTAGAAGAACATTTAGCAAGACTTAGAGGTCAGGTAACTGAGTCGGCTGGCATAAGCAAAAAACAAGCTAAAGCAAAAGGCGAGTTAAGCACTTTTATTGAGCAAGCAACTCTTGAATTAAATAACCTTGAGGCTGTAGGTGTTCGAGTAGCGCAAGGTATTGGAGACGCGGTTGGCAATTCATTGACCAATGGAATAGTAGGGTTAATTAGTGGAACGCAAAGCGCAAAAGAAGTATTTGCTAATTTCTTGAGCGATGTTGGCCAAATTTTGGCGCAAGAAGGTGCAAAAATGATTGCCACCTACATCGCTATTGGTGTAGCGAAAATATTTGCTGGGTTGGGCAGCGCTACAGCTGGAGGAGGTTCTAGTGTCGAAACAATAACGTCTAAATACGGTTCTTTTGGCGCAGAGGGGGCTGCAAAAGCTGCTGGATCCTTGCCTCCCTTGCCTAAAGCAAACGGTGGTCCAGTAGAAAGTGGTCGTCCTTATTTAGTTGGAGAGCGTGGACCTGAGATGTTTATCCCTGGTTCAAGTGGCGGCATCATGCGTAATGAAGACATGCGCCAAATGATGGGACGTTCACCTGCAGGAGTCGGCGCACCACAAATGAATTTCACCTTTGAGACGACTAATATCGGTGGAACGGAATTTGTAAGTCGTGAACAGCTTGAGGTTGCTATGTCAACAACTCGTCGTCAGGCTGCTAGTGACGGCGCAAAGCAGGGTATGAGCATGACATTAGATAAGATGCAGAACAGCCCACGTACACGCTCCAGGGTAGGTATCCGCTAATGGCTGACGCATTTCCTGAGATAAAGCCAAGCACCCGTAAATTCAAGATGGGTGACATTCCAAGCACTACCTACACGTCGTTGTCTGGAGCGGTATTCAGGCGTGCGTTTGGCAACAGAAAAACCAACTACACTTTAGACCTTACGTTTAAAAACATTCCAGATTCTAGTGCAGTAGATTCTAGGGCCACAGAAAATATTTTGGCTCATTTTGAGGCAGTAAATGGAACCTTTACCAGTTTTACTATTCCTGCTAATGTTTTTGCAGGCATAGAAGACATCAACGATGTAAAAGTTGCGAATCCAGGAGTTCTTGACGCAAATCTTCCTCGTTCTCTTCAAAGCTATATACAAGCGCCGGAGGACATAAAATGGCGTTATGCAAAGCCGCCTGAGGTGCAAAGCGTTCAAAGCAACTTAAGCACAGTAACCGTAAGTTTTATAGGAGAACTTCAAGCATGACAAACGAAATCCGCATCATGCAAAAAATGTTTTTAACGCCCGTTAATCAAACTGAAGCGATTGTCAAACAAAATTATTTTCCCGCTGCAACTGATTTTGCTCCGTTTCAAGTTCAAGGCAGCGTGTCAACGTTAGGAGGCGATAATTCTCAGATTCAAATATTATTTCCCACCACAGACTATGCTATTGCTCTTGTCGAATCAGGCAACGGCAACAGGCGAAGTCAACTTACTCTCACCACAAATTTTGTTAGTGCCGGTCATGTAGTAGAAGGTTTGATTTCTACAGAGTTTTACATCGGTCTTGGAGCAACTTTTAGTGAAAACACTATTGAATTGCGTTTTAATACTGCAATAGATGCTGTCGGCTCAAATTTTCCTGCTCAACGGTTAAACGAAGACAACGTTGGTATTTTGCCGCTTGAATCTGCGCTGTCATTGCGATGAATGACCTAATTGGCTTGGAGTACCAGTGGGGCGCGTCTTTCGCTGACGGTACAGGCTACACAGACTGCTTTCAGCTTGTATGCGAGGTTCGCAAGCGTTTGGGATTAAGCGATTACTCCAGCAAATTTGAGTGGGCTTACGGCTCCTACACGCAAGATACGTTCAAGCCAATTCGTCTTGCAAGGTGGTTACTCCAAACCGGAAGACGACTTACACTACCGGAGCATGGAGCGGTAGCTTTGCTGGCTAATCCAACAAGTCCGGCTTTAGGTAGCGTTGTTAACGGCAGCGTTGTTTTTATTTCTGCGGGCAAGCGGGTTGTTCGCGTTCCAACGTCGCGTGTTTCTGCTTACTACTTTTGGATTGACTGATGCGTAAGCTTCTCCCCTACGAGCACCAGCTGATTGAAGCGCTAGGCGTCAGCAAAGAAGAGTACCTTGATTTTCTTGTTGTTCAAGAGGAATACAACGATCCAAAAATCGGCACTGCTTTAGATATTCGTAATGGACCTAGCCCTGATCCAGTTACTGTTTCAATAATATTAACGGTTGTAGGAATTTTATTTCAGGTTGGAGCAGCACTTTTAGCACCTAAACCAGAAGTCCCGGATGCCGGTAGCAGACGAAATAGGCAAAAAAGGTTTGCGCCAAGTTTTGGTTTCAACAGCGCACAAGACCTTGCTAAATACGGGGATCCACTAAATCTTGTCTACACAAACAATGAACACAACCCCAAGGGTAATGTGCGTGTAAACGGTTCTTTGTTGTGGTCCGCAATAGACAGCTTTGGATCATCTCAATTCATGCGATTAGTAGTGGCGCTTGGTGCGTCACAGATTCAGGAAATTGATTACACAAGAACAGCTTTTGGTCAGCTAACTTTTTCTGATTTAGATAGGAAAAGTATTTATGTATTTGAGGGACTAAACGAACCACCTAAATTTAACAGTTTTGTGGATGGCTTTGCAGGCAAAACTCGTTACCCAAGTCTGTTAAAACCTGGTGACAATAAACCAGCTTTTTTATGCCTTAATACAGACTTAAAAAGTGATAATGAATCATTAGCTAGGAACACTAGATTAGGTTATAGCCAGGCATATACACCTTCTTCTTTTACCAGCCTAGGGGTTTACGATTCAATTCCTATAAATGTAAACGTATTAAGTCGTGATAAAAAAGGTAAGACTGAAAAACATAATATAGGCGTTGAAATGCAAAGTAATAAAGGCAGTAACAATTTGTGGAGAAACGCCGGTGAAACCTCTGTTTTTTTCAATGAAAATGATTCAATTGTTTTATATTTTGATGATACAACTAAAAAAAGAGACGACGATGTACCCAGAAAAACTGCTGAAAATATGCGGCGTCAGATGCTAGAAGCATTAGATTTTAGCAGCACTTATATTCTTGGTGCAGCTAAATTTAGGCTTGATGGCTATGTCGAAGACAGCAGAATTTTAACAGATAACGATAACGTACAGGCTAAATTTGTATGTATAGAAAAAGGTAGGGTACCCAGCACTCCGTACGGTGAAAAAACGCCTTTAAATGTCAAAGTAGAAGAATTAGACGCTATTGAAGATAAATTTGAAGAGGCGAAAGACATCTTAAAAGGCGGAGAGGAAGAGGAGCGAGACGTAGTGCTCCTGGAGCATATAGACGCTGATGGCGAGACAATTGATTTAAATATGAACATAAATTTTTCAGGCCAGCTGGAGGTTACATGGAATCCTGAATACACAGCAACAGTAAATTTAGATTTTGACCTTGCAAACGGCAATGGAACAGAACGCACAGTGCTGCTAACCCAAAGAACAGAGAAATTTCCCAAGGGTGGGTCGATTGATTTTACTCAAGACCTAAGAGAACAGGTAGGAGCAGAGGATCCCACTGACGCTGAAGGAAACCCAATTGATCTAACAATTACAACAAAAGAAATAAGAAAACAAGCAAAAAAGCAGAAAAAAGCGTTAAAAAGACTTGTTGAAGATATTTACGCTGGCGTGTTTGATGGAGCGGACAATGACATACCTAATAGAACTTTTCGCTACACCGAGTCTATAGATGATTACAGCAAAGCCAGGGGAGACGAAAACGGTAAACCAAGTCCAACACCTTTTAAAAATTTTCGGTTTACTGGTAATTTTGAAAATCAAACGTGTATGGGTGTAGCGACTGGCCAAATAGATAATTTGGAGCGTAACGCGGACAATAGCGTAAGTACAAAGGAATTTTTTAAAGGTGTGGAAGACCTGTCTAATCCCCTTCTTCAGGAAGGCGTAAGCCACCATTATACATTTGCGTACAAAGACTCGCGCGGAGTAGTAAATTTGTTTAATTTTACGGGTCTTCAGAACACAGAAAGTACAGACGTTTTTCTTGATGATAATAAATTAAGTAATAGACGTGACAATTTAAGAGACACTCAACAAAGGATACAAGACATAGATATAAACACTAACACTGATCTACTTAAAGGGAGTACCGACGGCGACGGCATAAGGACAAAAATTAGTAGAGACGCGCGTGCAAATCAAAGCGAAGAAAATCGTGAAAACGCAACAAGAACATTGTTGACTACAGGAACAGGTCTTAAAAAAGCAACGTTTGACTTGATGGAAGACAACAAAAAGACAGAAGAAAAACAAATAAACAAGATAAACAAGCGCATAGCAACACTGCTTGGTAGAAGGCGAGCAGATGCAATTGCTGTTGTTGAGGCTGACATAGATTTACTCGATGATTTTTTAGAGGAGGTTCCAGACGATTTGCAAATAAAAGATCGCAAAGGAACAAAACAAATTAGGTCAGATTTAAAAAGGCTTATTAGAGATAAAAAAGATGCTTTAAATACTATTGAAGTTATGTTAGAGAATTGGCCCGATAGTTTTTTGAATAGTCTTGACAATAACTTTTTTACAAAATGTCTAGTAAAGGCGGAGATGGCTACGTATAGCACAGTAAGCCCATGCAATGCAGTAACATTTTCATTTAAAAGCAAGCTATTTAGACGCATTTCAGGGCGACAGAAGAAATACGGAGACAGAAAAGTTGATGGATACAGCGAATCTGATAACGGTGTAAAAAGTCGAATGGCCTTTTTTAAAATGGTCTTCT